AGCGCCAGGTCGCAGCCACGGCCGACGCTGAGTAAACCGGAGGACGGGGATGGCCTTCCAGATCGTCAACGAATCGACCCTCTCGGCCATCGTGCAAAACGTGGCCGGGATGGTGGCCTACCCCGTTCCGACCGATGCTGCGGGCTCTGAGGATCCCGCGATCCAGCAGATGGTGCAGGCGGCCAACATGGCCGGCAACGAGCTGCTGTCGATGTTCGATTGGCAGGAGCTGATCAAGCGTCACGCCATGACCATCCAGGCCTCGGAGGCCAATCAGCGCGAGCGCGCGTTTGATCTGCCCGAGGATCTGTTCAAGTGGATCGACCAGACCAACTGGAACGCGACCACGCAGTTCCCGTCGCTGGGCCCGGTGTCGCCGCAGATGTGGCAGCAGCTGCTCATCCGCACGACGCTGCCAACGCTGTCGTTCTACTGGCAAGTCCGCGACAACAAGATCTACGTCTTGGCGCCACCGAGCGCGCCGCAGACGATGAGCGTGTTCTACCTGTCCGCTGGCTGGGTCCGCGACCAGGACGACAGCACGCTGTACAAGAACCGGATGACAAAGAACGGCGACGTGTCGCTGCTTGATGCCACGGTCATCACGTTGTACACACGCGTCAAGTGGCTCGAAATGAAGGGCCTGGACAGCAGTGCCGCGATGCGCGACTTCAACATCGCGTTCGACAACCGCAAGAACACCGAAAAGGGCGCGCCAGTGCTGTCGATGGCGCGCGACTTCCGCTTCCCCTACATCCAGCCGCTGATCAATACGCCCGACACGGGCATGGGGGGCTAAACCATGCCGTTGGTCCCCGTCAGGCCCTTCAAGACTCCGCGAAGGGCGGCCGCCGCACAGACTGCGCAATCAGTTGTCATCCCGGCACCGACTGGCGGCCTGAACTACCGCGACCCCATCTCGGCGATGTCGCCGCAGGACGCGCTGGTTCTGACCAACATGATCCCGCGCCAGCAGGGCGTGGAGCTGCGCAAGGGCTACCAGGTGCACGCCACCGCGGTCACCGTCGCCAGCGTGCCGCAGGCCGTCGACTCGGTGTTCTCGTACACCGCGCCCAACCCGGCCAACAACAAGGTGTTCATGGCCGCCAACGGCAACATCTACGACGTGACGTCCGGTGGCGCGCCGGTGCTTGCAGTGACGGGCACCGGCAGCACCAGCGACGATTGGTGGACGACGCAGTTCTCGACGGCCGCAGACACGTTCCTGTTGGCTGTCTCGCCTGGCGCCGGGTACTGGACCTACAGCACCACCTCCGGCTGGGTCAACCGCACTGGAACCGTGACCGGCATGACGACGTCGGTGCGCACGGTTGCCGTGTGGAAACGCCGCGTCTGGTTCACGTTTGAGGGCAGCTCAAACGTCGGCTACATGGACACCGTGGACGCGATCACGGGCACCGTGACGTCGTTCCCCATGGGCTCGATCCTGCGCAACGGCGGCTCGGTGTCCGCGCTGTTCAACTGGACGATCGACGCCGGGTTTTCGGTCGATGACTTCCTGATCGCCGTGGGCACTGAGGGTGACGTGGCCGTGTGGGAGGGCACCGACCCGACCAGCGCGACGACGTTTGGCCTGAAGGGCGTCTGGTATGTGGGCCCGGTGCCCAAGTTCGGCAGCTACTTCACCCCGTTCGGCGGCGACGTGATGATCGTCAGCGAGCTCGGCCTGGTGCCGATGTCGCGCCTGATCACGGGCCAGTATTCGCAGGACGTGCAGGCCGGCGGCCCCGCGTCCAAGATCCAGTCGGTGTTCGCGCCGCTGGTGCGCAAGCTGCGCAACAACCGCTACTTCAACGTGTTCGTGGTGCCGTCGTCCGAGGTGCTGGTGATCAAGCTGCCAAACGACGGCGGCACGTTCCGGCAGTTCGCCATGAACGTCACCACCGGCGCCTGGTGCGAGTTCGTTGGCATGCCGATGCGCTGCGCGACGGTGATCGGCGGCCAGCTCTATTTCGGCACCGACGACGGCCTGACATGCAAGGGCCTGTTCGGCGACCGCGACGGTGTGGACACCGTGGGGGCTGGCGGCAACTACGTCGAGGGCGACGTGCAGACAGCGTTCTCGCACTTCGGCACGCCCGCGCAGAACAAGAAGTTCAGCATGGTGCGGCCGATCTTCATTGCGCTGTCGGCGCCCTCGGTCAAGCTTGCGATCAACACGCAGTTCCAGTTGTCGCCGGTGGGCGGTTCGCCGTTCTATTTGGCCGACGACAGCGGCGTGTGGAGCGCAGCAGTCTGGAACGTGGCGACATGGGCCGGGCAGAACACCTACCAAGGCTGGGCCGGCACCAACGGCCTGGGCTACTACGGTTCGCTGCGCATGAAGGTGCGCGGCCTGCCGCAGACGGTGTTCACCAGCTCGCATGTCCTATTTGAAACTGGTGGAGTGATGTGATGAACAACGCACAACCTCAATATGTCAGCTCGCTGATCGAATCGCTGCGCAGCGCGTCGCCCGCTAGTTCTGACAACCCTGGCGTCACGATGTTTGAAAACGCCCCGAATGGCCAGGCGATAGGCCGCCGGATGCAGTTCGGCAACAACCTGTTCAATCCGACGCTGTCGCAGATGCCGTCCATGACGGCGCCCCCGCTCAAGCCGTTCACCAACGACCAGGTCGGACAATCGATCTTTGAGTCGTATCAGCAGGGCTACAGGCTGCCGCAGATTCAGGCCGGCCTGCAGTCTCAACACAAGGTCACCCCTGAACAATTCAACGAAGCGCTGGACGATCGGCTAGGGCAGGCGATTTACGAGTCGTATCAGCAGGGGTTCAACGTCCCGCTGACCAAGCAGGGGTCGATGGAGAAGCTGGGCGCGACCGAGGCGCAATTCAACAGCGCGCTGGATAAGCGCTTGGCCACCGCGATCGCCGAGTCGATTGGGCAAGGCTTTAACGTCGACCTGACGCGTCAGGGCGCGACCACCAAGCTAGGCGTCAGCGACGCCGACTTCGATCGGGCCCTGGCCCTTTACAACGCGGGGCTGGTGTGACCCTCGTTACGGATCAACCCGGTCAGTATCCACTCGTTTGGGAGTGGATGAACAAGCGCACGCGGCTGCCGTGGAGCAGTGACGTGCGCACGATCGGGTGCATGCGAGACGACGGCACGATTTCGTGCGCGGTTGCCTACAACGCCTGGACGATGTCCTCGTGCTGGATGCACGTCGCGTTTGACGGTCCGCACTCGCTGTCGCGCAAGCTTTGGCGGGCCGCCTTTGAGTATCCCTTCATAAAATGCGGCATGGAAGCTGTGTACGGTCTGACGCCCAAGAATTTGGACGATGCCCTGCACATGAACGAGAAGCTTGGCTTCCGCAGGATTGCCGAGACAGTCGATTGTGTGATGTTTGAAATGCGGCACGACGAGTGCCGCTGGATCAAGGAGAACGCTCATGGGCGGAAAAGGATCAGCACCGCCGCCGCCTGATTACATCGGCGCGGCGAACACGCAGGCGGCAGCTTCTAAGGAGCTGACCAACATTCAGAATTTTGCCAACCGGCCGACGATCAACACGCCGTTCGGTTCGCAGTCCTGGATGACGTCGGCGACGACTGACCCCGCAACGGGTCAAACGGTCACGTCTTGGACGCAGAACAACCAACTGGCGCCTGGCCTGCAGGACGCGCTGAACGCGCAAATCGGCCTGCAGAACGAGCGCTCGCAGTTGGCTGGCAGCTTCATGGACCGCGTGTCCAGCGAATACTCGCGCCCGTTCGACTACCAGTCGCTGCCGCAGATGGCCCAAGCCAACATGCCGCAGCCGCTGCAGACGCGCACGACCGACTACACGCCGGGCATCACGACCGCGTTCGGTTTCGGCCGTCCGCAGGGTAATGTGCAGACCGAGTCGCTGCAGCGCGGCTTGGACACGGGTGACAACCCGATGCTGCCGCAGGTGGATTCAGGGTACCGCGATCGTGTTGCCGACCAGCTCATGCAACGCATGCAGCCGGTGCACAGCTTCCAGCAGCAACAGCTTGAGACGCGCCTGGCCAACCAGGGCTTCACGCAGGGATCTGAGGCCTACAACCGCGCGCTGACCGAGTTGCAGCAGCGCCAGGCCAACGAGCGCTTCAACGCCCTTGACCAGGCCGGCAACGAGGCGCAGCGCCTGTTCGGTATGCAGATGGGCGCGCGTCAGCAGGCGTTCAACGAGGACGTCACCGGCGGCAACTTCTACAACCAGGCCGCCAACCAGGCGTTCAACCAAGGCCTGCAGGCCGGTCAGTTCCGCAACCAGGCTATCGGCCAGGACTACAGCCAGGGGCTGGGCTCTGCGCAGTTCCAGAACCAGGCGCTGGGTCAGGCCCAGGCGCTGGATCTGGCGCGGATGCAGGCGCAGAACCAGGCCATCGGTCAGCAGTACGGGCTGAACCAGCAGTTCGCCGACGCGCAGAACCGTCTGCGCCAGCAGGCGATCGCCGAGCAGATGCAGCGTCGCGGCATGTCGCTGAACGAGATGAACGCGCTGCTGTCGGGCCAGCAGGTGAGCATGCCCAACATGCCGTCGTTCGCGGCTGCGCAGCGCTCCGAGACGCCCAACATCTTGGGCGCCACGCAGATGGGCTACGACGCCGCGCTTGGCGCTGCCAACGCGCAGAACGCGGCGTTCGGCAACTTGCTGGGCGCCGGAGCGCAGCTCGGCTCGGCCGCGTTTATGTTCTCTGACCGTCGTCTGAAGTCCAACCTCAAGCGGGTGGGCACTCATTCGACCGGCGTTGGCATTTACGACTACACGATGATGGGAATGCCGCAACGCGGTGTGATTGCACAAGAGGTGGAGCGCGTGCGGCCTGACCTGGTCAAGCGCCACGCCAACGGCTACCTGATGGTGAACTACGGAGGCCTGTGATGAACGACAACCTGATGTTCGACTACCTGCTGGAGATGGGCGCGATGCGTCCTGAGCAGGACGAGATGCGCCGCAAGCAGGCGATGGTTGACGCACTGCGTGGCCGCGCCATGGAGCCCATGCAGGGCCAGATGGTGGGCAAGCACTACGTCGCGCCCGGCATCGCCAACGCGATCGCGCAGATGGGCACGGCCTACATGGCCGGGCAGCAGCAGAAGGGCGTGGATGCAAGCATGGTAGGTATGAACGAGCGTCAAGGATCGGCGCTGCGTCGCATGCAGGAGATGCAGCGGCGCAAGCGCTTGGGCCTGACCAACATTACCGGCGAAATGGACACGGCCGATTACGGCGGGGGCATGTGAAATGGAACCATTGACCTTTGCTGAGGACGTTGAGCGCCGCAAGCGGTCAATGTTGCCCATGGCGCTCTCACAGTCCCCGGGCGGGACTTTGAGCAACGCTGTTCAACCTGGCCAAGCGCTGACCAAGACGCTAGCCCAGCTTGCTGCCGATGCCCGCAAGAAAGCTGCTGATCTTGAGGAAACTCCTGACGACTACAGCCAGTTGCAGGGGTTTGCACGTCAGCAGGGTGAATCTGGTCAGGCGGCCATGCTTAACGCCTTGGCAGCGCAATACGCTGGCGAGGGCTTTCAGCCTGTGCAAGCGCAATTCCTGAAGCGGGCCGCGGCTGCGCAAGACCCGATCAAGGTCGGCGGCGGCGTAATCACTACCGATGGTCAGTTCCTGAAAGATCCTGGGCAAGACAAGGCTCGACGCATTGAGCGCCTGGAATCGATGGCGCTTGCTTATGACAAGGCTGATGCGCTCAACCGCGAGTCGCAAGCAAACCGCGATGCACGTGAGCGTCACAACCAGGTTATGGAGGAGCTTGGCCGCGGGCGTCTGGCCATGATGCAGACAAACGCGGGGCGTGGAGATCTTCAGCAGGGTATGCCGTTCTCGCTGCCTGACGGGTCGGTAGTGCAGGGCATGTTTGACCCGGCCCGCGGTTTCGTTATGGACACGCCGACGGGGCGCGTCCCGCTTCCGGTTAATGCCAGGCCTACGACTCCTAGCGCTGGCGGTCCGCTGCCTGCGGGGCAGTTCAACAAGCTGCTGCAGGATCTTGACACTGAGCGCTCGTCTTTGGGCAAGCTAGATCGTTACTTCTCGACGCTGCAAGACACCAACGTCGGTTTCGCCAGGCTTGCAGATCAGATTTCTGCCAATGCCAAGACGTTCCTGGGTCAGCCCCTCAATTCGCAGGAGCTCAGCCGCCAAGTCGCGCAAGGTCAACTCCAGGGCCTGCTTGGCCTGTTCCGCACCGATATCGTCGGCCCAGGCGCAATGACCGAGTACGACGCGCAGCGCGTGCTGCAGGCGCTAGGCGGCGATGTAAACGCCCTGCAAAACCCGCAGGTGGTTGAGCGCTTACTTCGTGACATGTACGAAAGCAAAAAGCGAACTGTTAACACCCTGCAGCGGCAGGTGGACTACAGCAGCCGATTCTTCCCTGGTGTTGCGATGCCTGGAGGGCAACTTCCTCCCTTCGGCGGCGGCGATAATTCCGGTGGAGTTGGCGATCCACCTCCGGGCGCTGTTCGTAGGAAACCCTAACCATGGCTAAGTTTGACGTCGACATCGGTGGAGCGACCTACGAGGTCGAGGCGCCTGACGAGCGCACTGCGTGGGCCTGGGCAAATAAAACGCACCAAGCAGAGCGCGGCCGCCGCAAGCGTTTGGCTGACGAGTACGCCGGTCAAGACGTCAGCCAGATGGGCTCGTTCATGCGCGGCGTCGGCGGGGCCAAGGCCCGTTTCGATGAGGCGGCCATGGGCCTCAAAGGTCTGTTTACAGACCTGACGCCGGAGGACAAGGCTTTGCTTGAGCGCGGCAAGGCGTTTAAACAAGAGGGCGGTACGGCGGCCACCGTTGGCGGTGTGGGCTCAGACATTGTGATGAGCGCGCCCGTCGCGCTTCGCGCGGCTCAGGGAGCCAACCTCGTGTTTCAGGGTGCAAGGGCTTTGCCCCGCGCCTTAGGTGTCGCTGGAACAGAGCTAGCAGTGGGCACAGGCTACGGGGCCGCAACGTCGCCGGAAGATCGTGCTCAGGGAGCCAAAGAAGGCGCCATCGGTACGCTGATTGGCCAAGGCGTCAATCGTGCTGTTGGCGGCCTTGTGCGCCCGTTTGTGTCGCCCGAGGCGCGCGGCCTAATGCAGTCTGGCGTTCAACCGACTGTCGGGCAAAGCATTGGCGGCATGGCCAATCGTGTTGAGCAGCAGGCCATGTCACTGCCCATCGTCGGCGATTTGATCCGCAACTCGCGCAACCGTGCGCTGGGAGAGTTCAACGAGGCCGCGATCGGAACCGCTGCCCCAGGCACTCGCGGCTATGGCGACGAGGTGTTGACTTCGGTTCGTGATCGTCTTGGCAGCGAGTACGACACTATTCTCGGCAGCCTGCCGGCGATCAATGTCAACACGCAGCAGATCACGCAGGCGGCTAGAGCCGCGGCCGGTAACCCGGCCCTTGGGCTCAAGCCTGACGCGCAGCAGCGCGTGATGGATCTGGTGGCATCAAACATCACCGACAACGGCTCGCAGGTTACTGGCCAGGTTGCCAAACGCATCGAGTCAGACTTCCGCAAATTGGTTAGCGGCTTCCGCAGTAGCACGACTCAAGAGGACAAGGCTATTGGCCAGGCGTTAAACGACGTGTACCAGCAGTGGCGCAACTCACTCACTGGCGCCGCGAACGCTGCCGGCGGGCAGGGCGCTGCGCTTCGCCAAAACGATGCGGCCTACCGGGCCTTTATCCCAATCGATGACGCCGCATCCAGTGCTGGCGCTCAGGCTGCTGATGTGCGCGGGCGTTTTACTCCGCGTGCGCTGAATCGTGCGCTAGAGCGCCAGGACAAGTCGCAGTTCAATAACGCCACCCGTGCTCAGGCCAACCGCGGCACGCCGTCTGATCGGCTGAACATTTTGGCCAAGCAGGGCGAGCAAGTGCTGGGCGACACGGTGCCGGACAGTGGAACTGCTGGGCGCCTAGCGCTGGGCCTTGCCACTGGCGGCGGCAGCTACGCAGCTGGGTTTACGCCAGAGCTGATAGGCGCGTCACTTGGTACTGCTGCTGCGTACAGTCGGCCTGGAGCCATGATGCTTACGCAGGGCGTTGAGCCCGCCTATCGATCCGCCGTACAGATGCTGCAACTGCGCGGCGTGCCAATGCAACAAATTGATCGCCTCATTCGTGAGGGCGGTCCACAAGCTGTCATCGCCGCTGCCCGCGGTGCAATGATGAACCGAGGCGAGTAAGAGGAGCGAACCATGCCCCGCAACCTATCCGGCGTCTACACCCTGCCCGCAGGCAACCCTGTGGTGCCTGGCACCACAATCGACGCGACCTGGGCCAACACCACGCTGGACGACATCTCTAACGAGCTGACCAACTCGTTGAGCCGCACGGGCGCGGGCGGCATGCTGGCCCCGTTCCGCATCGCTGACGGCAACGTCACCGGGCCGGGCCTGTCGTTCCTAAACGAAACCAACAGCGGCTTCTACCGGGTCGGCGCTGGCTCGACCGCGTTCTCGATCCTGGGCGTGAACACGCTGCAGATGAACACGACGGCGGTGACGATTCCTAGCGTTCGCACGCTCAACGCGCAGGGCAATGCCCTGGTGGGCGGCACGCTGGGCGTGACCGGCGCGGTCACCTTCAGCTCTACGCTTGCCCTGACTGGTGCCCTTACCGCAACGGGTGGCGTTTTGGGCAACATCACCGCAGCCAGCGGCACGTCGACGTTCAACAACGTCACGATCAACGGCTCGCTGGATATGGTGGCCGGCAGCTCGGCGACCATCACCGGGCTGTCGAACCCGACCAACGCCAGCGACGCGGCTAACAAGGACTACGTCGACACGCAGGACGCGCTCAAGCTCAACCTGGCTGGCGGCACCCTGAGCGGCAACCTCGCCATGGGCAACAACCTGGTGACGGGGCTGGGCACGCCGGTGTCGGGTGGCGATGCGACCAACAAGACCTACGTCGATGGCCAGGTGGCCACGCGGCTGCCGCTGGCCGGCGGGACGATGTCTGGCGTCATCGCCATGGGCACCAACAAGATCACGGGCCTGGGCACTCCGACCGCTGAAGCTGACGCGGCCACCAAGGCCTACGTCGACAGCGTGGCGCAGGGCCTGGACGTCAAGGCCTCCTGCCGCGCTGCTACCACCGGCAACATCACCCTGAGCGGCACGCAGACGATCGACGGCGTGGCCGTGATTGCCGGCGACCGGGTGCTGGTCAAGGACCAGTCGACGGCCGCCAACAACGGCATCTACGTGGCCGCTGCGGGCTCCTGGTCGCGGGCGGCTGACGCCAACACCTGGGACGAGCTGGTCGGTGCGTTCGTGTTCATCGAGGACGGCACGACCAACGACAACAGCGGCTGGGTCTGCACGGTGGCGCCTGGTGGCACGCTGGGCTCGACCGCAGTGACGTTTGAGCAGTTCTCCGGCGCGGGGCAGATCACTGCCGGCGCCGGTATGGTCAAGGTCGGCAACACGCTCAATGTGCAGTCGGCGTCAACCTCTCGCATCGTGGTGGGTGCCGACGAGATTGACCTGGCGACCACGGGCGTGAGTGCCGGCACCTATCGGTCGGTGACGGTGGACATCTATGGCCGCACGACGGCGGGCACCAACCCGACGACGCTGGCCGGGTACGGCATCACCGACGCCTACACCTCAACGGCCACCGACACGCTGCTGGCGGGCAAGCTCTCGCTGACTGGCGGCACGATGTCGGGCGCGCTGGCGATGGGCACGAACAGGATCACCGGCCTCGGTGATCCGACCAACGCCCAGGATGCCGCCACCAAGAACTACACCGACACCGGCCTGAACGCCAAGCTGTCGCTGTCGGGTGGCACGATGACCGGCGCCCTGGCCATGGGCACTTACCGGATCACCGGCATGGGTGACCCGGTCAACGCCCAAGACGGCGCGACCAAGAACTACATCGACACGATCTTTGGCTCAACGGCCTCGGCGGCTGCGTCTGCTGCCGCTGCTGCGTCCAGCGCGACGTCGGCGCAGAACAGCGCCAACAGCGCATCGTCGAGCGCGTCGAGCGCCTCTAGCTCGGCCAGCACCGCGTCCACCGCGCTGTTCAACTTCCGCGCCCAGTACCTGGGCCCGCTCGCGTCTGACCCGACGGTCGATGGCAACGGCAACCCCGTGACATCAGGCGACCTGTACTTCAACACGGTGGCCAACGAGGTGCGCGTCTACAACGGCAGCGCCTGGGTCGCGGCTTATGTGCCGACGGCAGGGTTCGCTGCGCTGGCCTCGGCCAACGTGTTCACGGCCAATCAGACGATCACGGCCAACACGTCGGCTGACGCGCTGCGCATCACGCAGACGGGCTCCGGCAACGCGCTGTACATCGAAGATGTGGCGTCAGACGCCACGCCGCTTGTGGTGTCGTCGACGGGCGTGCTGGGCATCGGCACGACAACGCCCGACAACGTAACGTCGGCCGGCATCGCGCTGGTTTCCAACAGCGGCTATTACCCGCAGCTGGTGCAGCGGAATACGACTGCGGACGGCAATGCGTCCTACGTGGTGCTGGAAAAGAACCGCAACGGCGCGGTGGTGCAGAACGGCGACGTGCTGGGCAACTTGGTGTTCCGAGGATTCGACGGCACCAACTACTTGCAGGGCGCGTTCATCAACGCCGTCGTGAGCGCCGCGCCTGGCGGCAACGACATGCCGACCGACCTGGTGTTCGGCACGACTCCTGACGGCGCGTCTGGCCCCACGGAGCGGCTGCGCATCACGCAGGCCGGCACGCTGACCCTGGCTAGCGACTACAAGGAGGCCGTGGTCACGGCCAACACCGGCACCGCATACACGATCAACATCAGCAACGGCACGGTGCAGATCCTGACGCTGACGGGAAACTGCACGTTCACGTTCCCGACTGCTACTGCGGGCGAGAGCTTCATTCTGCTGCTCAAGCAGGACGGCACGGGCTCGCGCACGGTGACCTGGCCTGCTGCGGTCAAATGGCCAGGCGGCACGGCGCCGACGATCACGTCGACCGCGTCCAAGCTCGACAAGTACATCTTCACGTCAGACGGTACAAATTGGTACGGCTCCGACGCTGGCAAGAACTACACGGTGTGAGGTGACTGATGCCGGCTAAGTCTCACGGGATGTCTGGAACGCCAATCTATTCAGTTTGGAACATGATGAACCAGCGCTGCTACGACACAAGCAATCACGCCTACCACCGCTACGGCGGTAGAGGCGTGGTCGTCTGTGAGCGCTGGCGCGCGTTTGAAAACTTCTACGCCGACATGGGTGACAAACCCGCCGGTAAGTCACTTGAGCGCATCAACAATGACGGAAATTACGAACCGGGGAATGTTGTGTGGGCTGATGCAAAAGCTCAGGCTAACAACCGACGCAGCAATGTGGTTCTTGAGCACGCAGGGAAGAAGCAAACGATGCAGCAATGGTGCGATGAACTTGGCCTAAAGATCGGCACGGTTTGGGCGCGGCTTAATCGTGGGTGGTCTGTTGACCGCGCTCTAACACAGGAGGTGCGCCATGTTCTCGTCTAATACTTCTCAAGTGTCGCAGGACGCTGTTTTCATTGAGGACACCTTTTCGACGTGGCTCTACACCGGCAACAACTCCACGCAGACCATCACTAATGGCATTGACCTTTCCACAAAGGGTGGGATGGTTTGGATTAAAGACAGAAGCGCGACATGGAGTCATGAGATATTTGACACGGCCCGTGGCAATAACAAGGGCTTGTATACAAATAGCACATCTGCCGAAGTCACTGAAAATGATTTCGGTAATTTTTTGTCAAACGGTTTTTCTTTAGATGGCGCAGGTGTAAACAACGGTATCAACATAAATGATGATAACTACGCCTCATGGACATTCCGCAAGCAGCCGAAGTTCTTTGATGTGGTGACGTATACGGGGAATGGAACTACGCAAAATATTTCTCATAGCCTTGGATCAAAGCCGGGATTTATTATCGTAAAGCAACTAGACGGCACAAATTCTTGGCTGACATACCATCAGGCGCTTGGAGCAAGTTACAGAACCGTTCTCAACTTAACAAATGCCTCTCTAAACAATTCTCCTGAATTGTTTTGGGGTAATACTGTGACGGCTGTAGAACCAACATCTACACAATTCACGGTCGGTAGTTTCGCGGGATTAAATAACAGCGGCTCCACATACGTCGCCTACCTCTTCGCCCACGACGCAGGAGGCTTTGGCCTGACGGGTACGGACAATGTGATTTCGTGTGGGTCGTTTACGACTGATGGCAGTGGTAGCGCCACGGTTAACCTTGGATATGAACCACAGTGGGTAATGATTAAACGATCCGACGCCAGCGACGACTGGATAATGCTAGACATCATGCGCGGGATGTCATATAGCAACTGCCTAAAGTTGGCGGCAAACGCATCATCTGCTGAATACAACTTTGGAGCAAACCAAACCTATCCAACCGCCACAGGATTCAGTATTAACGGGACCTTGTCTGCAAGCGGCACCTACATCTACATCGCCATCCGTCGCGGCCCGATGAAAACTCCGACGACGGGGACGAGTGTGTACGCGCCTGTGCTGCAAAACGGCGGTAGTTTTGTAACAACTAATTTCCCGGTTGACTCAACA